AGGGTAGGCCATTCAGATTCAAAGACAACGCTTGAAATTTATTCACACGTTACCCAGAAAATGGTAGCACATATATCTAGCAAGTTAGAAAAGATAAAACTATAAATTTTGCCCCTTTACTGCCCCTTTTCCCCTCGATAAGATAAACAAAAACCCTTTAAACCATTGATGTTAAAGGGTTTGTTTTATGCACGAAAAAAGAGCACACAACAATTATAGACAATACGATAATTCACACTGTTTCACAATACGTTGAAATTTAGAGCTTTAAAGCGAGGACAAAGTTGTTTTTTTGCATCGTTTTACAGACGTTTACGACATTTTTGCCCCTTTTTTGCCCCTTATAAAACAAAAAAGCCCGCAAGCTATTGCCTGCGGGTCATTAAGAAGAAAAATAGAATCTCCTTTCTTTTTTTAAAATTTATTTTGTAGTGATGAGCCCATCTGGCTCGATGTTAAAGGCTTCTTTATCAGCCATGCGGCCGTCAGGAAGCAGCATGTAGTATCCGCCATTGTAAGGTACAAATGTGTTCGATTTCATATCGCCGTTGGTAGCATCACAATAATACCAATTATCGTAATACTTGATCCAGCCGGTCTGCATGGATCCGTCGCGATTGAAGTAATACCATTTTCCATTGATTTTTTTCCAGGACGTGGCCATATAGCCATCCTTGTCAAACCAGTACCATTTACCATCAGTGTGCTTCAGCCAGCGTTCAGAATACATGTATCCACGACTGTCGAAGTAGAACCATGATTTGTTCTCTTCGACATACTCGAATTGATCTTTTGGATATGTACCATTAGCACGAACGAACCAGTAACCTGTGTCGTCTTTCTGCCAACCAGTTTTTACTTCTTCAGCAGCTGCAGATGGATTAGTCAAGCGATACACATAGTAGTAAGGTCGCCCTGCATATAGCCAAATATCGTCATGATCATTCACTGTGATGCCGTCAAAACGATAGTTACAGTGGATAATGTTATCACTATCCACGAAAATACCAGTATGGCCACCTGCTCCACTAGAATATCCACGACGCCCCCAGATGAAGATATCCCCACGTTCAGCATCCCACGGCTGATTTTCTGTGATGAGTTCATATCCGTTCTTAATAAGCCAGTCATGCTCATACTCAGTATTGACCGCCCATCCAGCGGATACAGCTCCAGCGCTCGTCAAAGCGTAGTAGATCGAACTTGAGCAATCGTAAGAGTCGGGGCCGTTACGATCATCCATGCTGTAGGATACTTGGCCTTGTCGTGCACGCATCCAAGCGATAGCTGTTTCAATGTTTACTGCCATAATTATTCCCCTTTCCACGCATCGTTCATCTGCTTAACAGATGACTCGATAAATGTGTTAAGTTCTTTGTCGGTCATATTAATGTTATATTTGGCAAGCTCAGCACGGATTTTAGTGCGGGCTTGCTCAAGCTTCTCTTGACCTTTATAGCCAGTTTCAGAAGCGACCTGCTCTACGGCATTGACCGCATTTTTAGCAAGGATTTCAACAATCTTAATTGTCTTTTCTCCACCTTTTTTGATGAGAAAATCTTTAATAGATTTGACTGCGATTCCAGCCAAAATTACAAGAATGCTGATTGCTCCGTTTGCGATAATTTCATTGATTTGTTGCATGTGTGTTTTCCTCCGTAATTTCTAAATTTAAGTATTTGTTAAACAGGGCATCGATACGCCCATTCCCACCTAACTTCTTGTAGCTAGAGTGCATTTTGTGAACGATATCCGATTCATGAACCGTTGTATAACCACGCTTCAGAGCGGCCGTGATGTCACGCTCAAGTCTCAGATACATTGTTGCCAGATGTGCTTCATCATGCACAGCTAACTTGTTATTGATTTCCGTTATATTTTGCTTGTTCTCCTCACCGATTGCATGAATAGTGCTCAATTCGCCCTTCAGCTCCTTGAATTGTTCTTGGTTGAGGTGACCTGCTTTACTGGCTCTCATCCCAAACCAACCAGTAGCGACAACTCCGATTGTAGGAGCTAGCTGAGTGATCGCATGTATCATTTTCTCAATTATTTCAGACCATGACATAAAATCCCCCTCTAATCAATCCGTGGCATGACCACAGTCAACACACCTTGCTGAAGCATATCAGATAGTGACTGCTCTTTCCAAGTGTAGCCCTCTGTGGCCTGCATCTGGAACTTGAAAATGGTCAGCGTGCCCTTTGGCCATTTCGGATTAGTGTCAAACGGATAAGGCATGGCAATGATGTCTCCGTTGTTGTAACGTTTGTCCTTAGCAAGCGGTTTGATGAAATTTGCTACCTTTACATAGGCAAAGGTCGGCATGCCACCATTTTGAGATACTACCACGGCACTCAAGACCTCAGTGATAGCTGACACCATGTCGAGGTTTTCCTTATTCTCTACTGTCGCTTGCTCTACCTTAGTTGCCATTTCTTTATTTTGCTTGAGCTGCGCCTCTACCTGGTTGAATTTCTCCTTTTCGGCACGCAAAGGAAAGTTTTCCTGGTAAAGAGCCTCAAGAGCTAACTCAAAAAGTTCAGTATTGGACAAGCTGATTTTGTCAGCTGGTAAGAAAATTGGCACGATAGCACTGTCTGCATTGATTAGCGTGACCTTGGTAGCTGATGCTGTTCCACTTGCATCAAATTCTTGGGACTTTGTCCCGTACTCTAATTTCATAGTTCCTCCTTAAATTTTGAATGAAACATTATCGAAGTTGAGCCAAGTAGCGTCAACGTTCCCCTTTACGACTACGTTACCTCCTGGATAAATCCCGACAACGGCAGGGCCATAGTCATTGTTTAAAGCGGTTTTGAATAGCGTTGTGGATGGTCTGAAATTTTCAGGCAAAGTAAAGATAATTGACTCACGGGTAGTCTTTCCGCCTTTACACGTCCCTTTTAAATACACAATCCCGTCGAACGTTTTTGAAAACTGCACTTTTTCATACTCAGGATGATGGTTCCATCCATTTTGTAAAATGGCATTTTGCCAAGGTGGGCTCTGAATGTCATCTTTGGTAGCAATCTCTTTCCATTGCGTTGGAGACCATTTATTGGCATTGTTATAGGTTCTAAAGAAAAACCTATTCGATGTTATCCCTGTAAAAAATTGCACGCCTTTCCAACTGTCAAGCCAATAGTTTTGAAATAGTCCCCAATCGTTGCCAGTAGGGTTATCTGCGTACTTTCCATTTCTCCAACCAAACTCAGTTCCTTGCTTACTCCAAATATCATCCCATTGAGCGCTACCTCTACTTAAGCCACCATAAGCATTAGTCAGCTGATACTGCTGAATTGGCTTGTTATTCGAGTAGATATCGCCTAGAACATCTAATGAGCCTGGTTTCCCAAATTCTGCAACCTTACCGATGCCTATACGTCCGTTCTTATCATAGGACATTACTACGCTTTCAGTTGCTACTGTTGTAGAAAATTCAACGTTTGTAAACTTGTCCTCAAGCTTACCAATAATCACAAAGGATTTATTCGATGGATAATTCCCCGCCATGTTAGCAGCTGAATTAGTCAATGTATGAACACTTGTAAAATTACCAGATGCACTCCCATTATCATCCGTGAAATTCTCATTACCTATCTGAGCAACTTTGAAAGTTAAGGACATTACATTCCTTTGCTTTCCTGACTGCATTATAGGGGCTATTCTGGCATTTCTTAACACTTGCAATGTATTTGGATTGCCTCTAGTTCTAAGTGCGGAGAAGCTAAAGGAGGGGGCATAATACTCAATAACGTTGATAGTAATATCTTTAGTATCTGATTGTTTACCCCGACTATCGACAACATAAGCTCGAATAGTAGCTAAACCGCTAAAGTTCATGATACCAAAACTACCACCGTTTTTAGTTACGACCATTTTTTTATTAACAATTTCAGCTCGATATCCTGTAATAGTAGATCCATAGGCGCCAGACGCATTGTTGAAGTTTACTTGGATATCTGAAATGATTTGTAAAAAGTCATTTCCACTCAAAAGCCGTCTTGCGACCGTATTCATATCAGTTAATGAAAGACCTGTGAAGGTAGGTTTTACACTGTCTGGGATTTTAAAGTGCCAGCCATTAGAGTACACATCGCTTCCAATTTGAGTAGACCCATTATATGTTCGAATACAGATGTCCATTAGTCCGGAACTAGATTTAGGTAAGTGTCGAGCAAGATCTAAAGACGGGGTAAAGGATACACTTGTCCCATGGTTCTTCCCTAGGTCAATCCATTCGCTTCCAAAAATTCTATACCAGACTTGATGAGTAAATGAGTTAACTTTTCGATTGAATATAACGGTATGAAGTGAGCCTAAATTTCGATTTCCTTCTAAGCTAGAAATTTGCGTAGACCTAGGAATTTTGTCGAATGTATAATTCGTCGAAATTGTAATGTTGCCATGAATTCCGTTGTTAGCGTCAAAAGATGCCCAGACAGACATAGTCTTTGTTCCGTCACTGTTGTGAGGAATAGTAGCTTCACCAGACGCGAGAGTCGTTTCTTGTCCCTCTGTCTCGAAACTTAAATTGCTCTTATATACACTTGAACCATTTAACCATACAGACAAAACACTTCCATTTTCTGCGTTCCAAGTTCGGTAACCTCCATCTCGGTCTACGGTAGCTCTCCAACTAACCTTAGAGGAGTTGTTAGCAATGTCCTGACTAACTTGTTCAATATAAATATTCAAGTGCAATGGACCACTAGAATTGATAAATTTAGTCATTTTCCTCTTTTTAACCTCCTACATATCGAACAACATTCACATCTTTGTCAAGATAATACTGTTCTGTTCTAAAGCGTCCAATTTGAATTGACGCGGTAAAAATACCGTTGTCAATATGAATCACCCCTTGGCTAATATACATTACTTCCTTACCTGCAGAAAACATGGAAATCCTATCATGACTGACTTTTATTGATGAGCTAGCATCGTTCTTTCCAATGATGAGCCCCTCATTTGAAGCACTCATATAGGTATCGATGAACTTTTTCATCTCTTTCAAGCCACCAAATTCTATTGATAAAAACTCAATTCTTCTGCCCGCTTCGATTAAATCAGATTCAGATTTTTTTTGGCTTTCTGCATTTGATTTTACAAAGGCATTATAGGCTTTTTCTAAATCACTGAACTGATCCATTGTTGCTTTAGCTTTTAGCTCAACGTCATGAAGTTGAGCTTTTTCAGCTAGCGCATTTAATTGCTCATTAGTCAATTTATGGTCAGCTTTAGAGTCAAGCTGTTTTTGAGTCTCTGACCAGTGAGGTTGCCAACTAGTAATAGGTATAGCTCCAACTGTTAAAACTGCCCAGTCAGCATTACCAATTCCTTCGAGTTCTACGGTGAAGAATGAAACAGTATCACCAGCGTTAAGATTTTTATTAGAGGTAAAAGTTGCAGTCCAAACATCCAACTCAAAGCTATATGTTAGGTTCTTCCACTGATAACTGTCACTAGAATTTTCTCGAAATCCGAAGTTCAAGGTACTATTATCACGTCTCCACCATTTCACGCTCAAAGTGTACTGTTTTCCAGCTTTTAAAGGCTCAGCTAATACGAAATCCTGCTGATGCTTATTTCTCCAACCAACACCAGAATTAAGCAGAATATTCCCACCTTGTTCTGTCGTCCCAAACAAGGCCGTCCACTTGTACTGTGCGGGATCTTGACTGTCAGCTGCGGTAAAGTCTGTTAGCGTACCTAGATAACGCTTATTCGTGCTATCTGTTGTACTAAAACCATCACGGCCATCAGCAGAGTTAGCCCATGCCCTGTGAAAATAAGGCGTACGTCCATCTGCCCCAGGCTTACCTGGAATACCTTGAGGTCCATCCTTTCCATTCTTTCCATCTGGACCTTTCCACTTATTCCAGCGGTAATCAGCAGGGTTTCTACTGTCAGTTGCATTAAAGTCAACATACACTCCCACATAGGCTTTGTCAGAATTTGTCTGGCTGAAACCACCACCTGTTACAGTGTCAGCGTAAGCCATGTGAGTGTATTGAGTCCGTCCATCTGAACCTTTAGGCCCTGGAATCCCTTGGTCACCCTTAGCACCTTGCAAGCCTTGTAGACCTTGTAAGCCACGGTCTCCTTGTGGCCCACGTTCTCCACGCTCACCTTTCTCCCCTCGGTCTCCTTTAGGACCTATTGCTCCCTGTGGTCCAGGGTCCCCTTTCGGGCCTCGCAACCCTTGGATACCAGGCACTCCCTGTTGCCCACGTTCCCCTTGAGGTCCAGGAGTCAGTTCAATTTTTTTTAGATCTTCTTTCGTCGCTACATCTTTAGAGTTTATTGTGAGCTTATCAATGTTCATCACAACTTTGCCGTCACGTACGGAAACAATCTCTTGCAAACCATTCATGATTCGCAAACGTGCTAAATCCAGATCTCCAGCAGTTATACTTTTGGCATTTAACGTAATGTAATTACCAATCGCTGCAGAGACTTTTTTTGCTAGCAATTCATCCGTGGTTATCGTATTGACAATTTCTCCGACATTAGCGCTGTCTGCCTTTTTAACCCATGAACCTTCTACATGTTCCCACATTTCAACATAGCCACCATTAGGTTTAAACCATATATCTCCATTTTTTGGTTTGGTAGGGCTTGATGTATCAAGGTACATACTACCTTGTTTAGTGATAAGTTCGTCCAAATACTCTATTTGACGTTGCATGGACCCCTTATATTTATAAGTACCTTGTGCAGCTCCAGCAGCATTTCCACTACTATGGGCAGATAAACCACCATCAAACGAAAGTTTGTAGGACAGCATTGGAATATCAAAATAGATATTTTCATCCCAGTGTACTGTAACCCAGTCACCGGATTCCATGGCCATATCACCACGCCAGGACAATGTATATGGATAAAAGTTAAAATCACGGTATTCATTGAAGACACGATCCAGAATTTCTTGTGTAACCCATGGATTTTTTAACTTCATGATATTACCTGTGGACAATCCTGATTTATACACAACCTTATCAGCAGACTTACACTCAATACCTTTCAACCTGTAAGGTATCTCGTCACGTTCTAATCCACTTGGCTTATACATATCTTTTGTGATATGTCTTGATGTTGTCTTTAGCTTGATAAAATCAAGCTTCCCATTACGATTAAATCTGACGAAACTTCCTGATAATTGCGCTAAATAAACTAACGCCTCACGATAGCTTGTTTTTTCTAGTTTCTTCGCAACTTGATCATTTACTAATTGGATATTAGTATCTGTCGTGATACCTGTCAATCTCACGATTTCTGATAAAATATCCCTTGTATAAGCTGGATAAGTAAGCTGACTATCATAAGCACCAGACAATCTAACAAACTCGTCCTGTAGCTTAATTTTGGTCTTTTTATCATTACGATCTAGCTTGACCTCGGTAACAAAAAACTTGCCAAGTGGGACGGTTTTACCCGCAATTGCTACCGACATTGTTGCCGGCATCATTTCTTGCAGACCTTCAATAATCTCTTTAATTTCAATTTCTAGACTATTGATGTACCCACCACCAATTGTAAAATCATTACTATTACCGATGGAACTGTCGTAAGTAGCTGATGCAATTTTGGTTTTTGTGTATCTCTTACCATTTAAGTCAAAGTTAGCCTCAAACACGCGCAGATGGTTCTCTATTGCTTTGATATAATCTGATGTTACTTCTAGCATAATTCCTCCTACTGCTCGATAATAGATACAGATAAGCCGTTGTAATAGGTCACACCGTCACTCAGACGCCCCATTACTGTCTCTGTGATAGTCCCGCGATAACCAGTGATAGACTGTCCTAAAATGTTTGCAGTAAAAAATCCGGCTACCAATTTAGACTTGATAAGATTTCTTTCTGCTTCTGTGATAATTCCCCATTTGATGGAGAATGTACGTTTTTCTGCAATGACGTCACCCGTCATCAATCCACTAGCACTACGACCCGTAGAAGATGACCAGATAATCTCATTATTGATGCTAATTTCAACTGGAGAAGCAAGAGCTACTCCACCTACTGATATTTCACTCATGCATACCTCCTAAATCATGAGGGGGGATTCCCCTGTTTTAATTGCAATTTCATTGATTTTATCTACAATCTTCTTGGTGATTTTATCACCATCAATTGTCAAATCAAGAGCACGAACCGCTTGTAACAACTGTGTCAGTAAGGCTAGAACTTCTGGTCCACCGCCATTATTTGACAATTCCGCTGCACGACGTGCCATTTCAAGCATTTTATTTTCTGGAGCAACAATCTCACCGTAATGCTTGTTGTCACCAATCATGGCAATTTGTGGTGTGTTGGCCTTAACAAAGCCACCTTGAGCGAGTCGAGGTAGTCCAATGTAACTAAAGCCACCAATATTTACACCAGGTAATTTATTAATCACGCTAATAGCGCCATTGAGTAAGCTGATACCACTATTGATTGTGCTTTCTACCGTGCCAAGCACCCCGTTAATAACGCTACGTACAGCACCGCCAATGGCACTTCCTACCATAGTTCCAACATGAGTAAACGTTGAGCGTATTTGCCCCCAAAGTCCGCTAAAGAAGCCGATAATACCCGAAAATGCATTCTTGACATTGTTATATGCTTCGCGGAATTTTGAAGAAAACCACCCTGGTATACTAGCAAGAGCAGATTGGACATTATTCCACTTCCCTGCAAACCAACTTGCAATAGGATTGAAGATACCTGTCAAACCTGTCCACGCGTTACGGAATTTGTCTTTGAACCAATCAGGAATAGAAGCAAGATTGCTTTTTAACTCATTGTAGCGTTGAGAAAACCAAGAACCAATACCGGTAAAGATAGCAACAATGGCATCCCAGGCTTGTTTAAACTTATCTTTGAACCATTGAACAACAGGTGCAAAAATGGTCTTAACAGATTCCCACCAACGTGTGAACTCTGCAATCATCGAATCGATGTCAATTCCAAGCGCGGCCAAGAGAGATTTGATAATACCGGAAAATAGATTTTTAATTCCGGTCCAAGCTAAATCCCAATCACCTGTAAAAACACCCGTTACAAAATCAATCAAACCAGATAGAGCTTGAGCAAGACCACTGATAATATCAGAGAGTGCCGCAATAGCATTGATCAACGTTGTACCGACAACTTCTACTAATCCACTAAGAATCTCCATGAATTTTTCGACATCTACATTCGAAACAAAGTCTTCCCAAGCAGCTTTGAAAAAATCAAAAAAACTACCTAAAAGCATAGAGAGACTATCGATAGCTGGTTTTACATGAGCGTCATAAACTTCCGAAAACTTTTCGCCTAATTTTGATAGAACTGGATTGAGGTAAGTATTCCACCCATCCAAAAAGCTTTTCATCAACTGACCAAAACCACTTGTCAAAGAGTCAATAAATGGTTTTGCTTTGTCATCGTACACACGTTTCAACGCATCACCAACATCATTTACCAGTGATTCTAAACTTTCAAAAACAGGAGCAATGCCATCTAATAATCCTGTCCAAGCTTTTACTAACTGTGGAACATTCGGGACTATTGCTTTTTCAATTCCTTTAGCAAAATCTCCTGCTATCTTACTGCCTAATTCGATTACTGTACTACCAGCACTTAAAAACGCAGATACAATGGCTCTACCTATACGAACCGCACCAGAAGATGTGATGACATCGTAAAAACCATTTGAGAAAGCTTGAACGATATTACCAGCAACCTCAGCTACGTTTCCTATGTTGGTAAATAGAGACACAAGAGCACTCTTAATACGCTCTTTTTGGCGCTCTAAGCCGTTAGCTATGCTTTCGGCTATAAAGACTCCTATCCCGAGAGCGATAGTCCCTATCGAGCCAACAAACTGCCCTAGAGCATAAGCTATCTTATCAAGCATGGTTTGGAATGAAGCCACAACTTTTGGATCTGTAAATATCTCTTGTAGTAATTCACCGATTCGTTTTAAAGCACTCTGAAGGCGTTCAACACCATCGAATCTAAATGAAGCGTTGAAACCATTCTGGAACAATTTGACGAGTTCAAGCAATCGTTTAAATAATCCATCAAACAGACCGTCTAATTGATTCCCACCTTCAGCAATTTTCCCCATATCGACTTCAGCGCCTTTAGGTGTTCCACCACCTCCGCCGCCTGAACCACCAGGACTGCCTCCGGAATCTCCACCACCATCTCCGCTATCGGATGAGTCAGATAGTTTATTGATTTGGTCAAATCCCATGAGAGATTTCATTTCTTGAGCAGCTTTCTTAGCTGCTTTACCAGCTCCATCCGCTGCCTTTCCAGCTCCTTTGGCGGCTTTTCCTAAGTTGCCAGCTCCTCCTGCTGCACCATCAGAAGCCTCTCCTAAATTACCAACTGCATCAGCTGTTTCTTGGATACCGGAGCCTTTCATTGACTTCTTGCCAGTAAATAGCTCCGTCAATGCTTTAAAAGCATTACCTACTGTCAGCAATTTGCTGAGCAAAAAGTTAATAACTTTGATAACTGGGGTAAAAATGTTAATCAAGCCAACTCCGACGCTTGCCATAAAGCTTTCGAACTGTAGCTTCATAATTCTAACTTGGTTAGCCCAACTATCAGATGTCCTAGCGAAGTCGCCACTAGCCAGTGAAAGTTTGTCTGTTACAAATGCAAATCGCAAAGCAACTTTTTCAGCCTCAGACATTTCTTGTGTCGTTTTTCCAAATCCGTTAGCCATTGCGTAGGCATCAAGTGCTGATTGAGTCATGACCACGCCTAGATCTTTAAGTGTCTCTGTTTCACCAGTAAAGACTGATTTCAGCTTTGTGTAGGCTTCATCTTGACTAATATTATAAAAAGATGCCACATCGCCCGCTAAACTAGTTAAGGCTGTCGACATCTCGTAAGCTTTCTGTTCGTTAAAACCAAAAGCTTTAGTCATCGCACCGAATGTACCGGTGTATCGTTTTGCCATGGTCTCTGATAACCCAGAGGTATACATAGCTTGTTTTGCAAAGTCATCGACTTGCTTGCTCATGCGTGGAAAAGCAACGTCAACAACGTTTTGTACTTCGTTGAGATCTGAGCCGAGCTTGATAGCTTGAGCTCCAAAATCAACAAGTTTCTTGATTGCAAATGCTCCTGCAAGCATCTTGGCAGCTTTCGTCGCCATCCCTTGCAAGCCGCTCATCTGCCCTTTAAATTGTTTGTCGTTGACGACAAGGTCAAGACCAATCTGGCCAACTGTTTGTGCCAATAGCTATCACCTCCTACTTAGCCATCTCAACAAAGGCTTGTTTTAATTCTTCAAGAACTTGAGTCAAATCTTGTTCTGTTTTCTCTTTGGCAAGTTTCAATCTCCATTCGTTGCGAATACGGTGCTGTCCTTCTGAAAATACCTCTAGCATTTTAGGGTCATCTTCGCTTCGAATTTGGACAATTCGACCAAGTGGTGTTTCTCCAGACAAACCAGCTAAGAGAGCCTTGAACTCTTTCCACTTCATATTCTTAAATTCATTAGAGTATACAGATAAGCCATACTGTGTCCTGAGAGAACTGACGATTAAATCGAAATCCTCAAATAGGTCATAGTATGGCTCACTGTTCTCCCGCTTCTTCTTCTCCCATGACCAATGTCATAGCTGCTTCAATAACTGTAGTTAAATCAGCAAAATTCAAACGCATTTCATCAAGTGTTTTTCGACTATTTTCAGGGAAGATTAGCTCAAACATTTCCATCATTTTTTTTGCAGATGGAGTACCTTCTTCATCACCGATAGTCTGCATCAGAGTCAGTACAGTTGTTGCATCTGTATTGACTTCAATTTCAGCATCTTTAATTTTCAATTTTGGATTTTCTTCAAAATTGAGTTTTTCTGTGATATCAATTACTTTTGACATTATTCGGTTTCCTTTTCTTCAGATAAAATGTTGATCAGTACTTGACCAGTTCGATTTTCTTTACTTGCCATAGCTTCGATTCGCTCTTTGGATTTACCGCTTAAATCAACGGTATCTCCAGCCTTGTATTCAATACCTGTATCGGTATCAATAAAAGCCATGGTTGCTATTGCGTTGGTTTCTTCAGCTTCAGCCATATTTCCTCCTTAAAATAAAAAGAGGGTCGAAACCCTCTAAATTAACCTGCTGGCACCACTTCCGGTTTACCATTTGACATGACGTCAAATGACAATGGTGCAACACCAGTTGAATCCCCCGAGATAAAGTCCTTAAGATTGATAACCGCGTCTTTAAATTTGATTTTAGTTCCATCTGGGAAAGTCCATTGGAAGTCCGCTTCAGAATCGCGACCATTTTTAAACGCAAGACCTGCGATGTAGTCGTTACCTGCGTCACCTACATTTCGTTTACCAGAAACGGAAATTGTAACTGACTTCGCAGTCATCAAACGACGTGTCCAACCTTTTTGGTCAAATGGTTTCCATTCTTCAACACCATTGTCAAATGATACTGAGAATGATTCCATGTCTGCAATATCAACAAGTGATTCAACTCCTGCAGTTCCTTTATTTACTTGGAACTGGTTTTCATATACGGGGAATACCCCAGTTTTCTGAGCCATTAGTTGCCCTCTCTTTCGTAATATAAATCAAGCTCGATAACACGCTCATACACGTTATTATCATCTGTTCCTACGTCCACAGGCTCGTTCTGTAACAAGGAAATCATCTTAATAGGTGTTCCACCGATAACAACCGATTCAGCCTCAAATAGACGATTGTAGAGGTACTGAGCACGCTTCTCAGTCTCATTCGCATTCTTGTTCCAGTGAATTAAGATGCTGATTGATTTGACATCATAGCTTGTCAGTGATCTGCCTCCGATTGCTACCCGAGGACCATCGATTGTCTTTCGTTGGTAAATTCCTATACTGTTTTCTTGCTTGTTATCGATCTTACCAATGTAGTAATTGTTAGCTGCATTAAATGTTTTAATCCAGTCACGGACTTCAGCTAATGTAATCATGCTTAAACCCCCGTGATTTGTTTGTAAAGTCGCCCGTAGGCTTGTTTTATTTTGTGTGACTTCTTGCCACCGTCAGCCCAATCCTCAAACCACTTTCCTTTTGCATGAGGATTTTCTTTCGCCTGGAATTGATATTCAGGATGAAAGTACAATCGTCTTGCGTAAGGAGTGGAATGTACCAGGCTTACTACACCTTGGGATGAACGTGAGTAGTCTGGAGCCATTGCTTCGCCTTGCAACACACCTTTATCAAATGGTACGACTTGTGCCTGCACAACTTCTGTATGCAGGTATTCAGCAGTCTGTTCCAGTGCTATGATTTGAGCCCTTTCCAGTTTTCGGATAGTGCCAAAATCTAGCTTTACTGTAGAATTCACAAACATATCATCACTCCAATCCGATGTAGGTATAGTTGACAGTCCCATCTGGATTTCTAGCTTTCCGGCTGTCGGCAATCTTCCTGGCAATGCCAAATACAATTGCAGTCCCACCGCTCAATGTAGGCAAATACGGTGCAATATCACCAACAAAATAAGCTGACCCAGTAATTTGGACCAGCTTCTTCTGTTCGGTTAGGACTGTTTTGACACCGTCCTGATAATTGCATTTTAGATTTTCTCTAAACGCCTCCAAAGGTTCGCCATCTTCAGAAACTCCCTCTTGGTTGACTGTGACTGTGATTGGCGTCTGACAAAATTGAGGTAAGACAAGTTGTGGAAATTTCATCAAATAACCCTCCTCGTCAATCCTGTTTGCTTCAAAAGTTCATAGGTTTTGCGATAAATAACAATACCTTGTTCTGTAGCAATGTTCCAATTTGATCCAAATTGCATTGACACACCATTAATGCTGTAGTTTGAAACTGTAGTAGCTATCAAATCAGCATTAACCTCCTCAAAGTCAACAATCTGACAACAAGCCTTTTGGATAACTTCCTGCTGAAATGGTGTCAGATTGTTGAATCCAATGCCACGGATTCGGTTGAACGTAAGTATATCAATCTTGTCAGAAGCTGATTTAAGTTTGCTAGCCAGAACTTCTGGATCAGCAGAAATCACACCAACAAACGTCTTTTTGTAATAATCTGGACTAGCATACATGACTGTTACTCCTTAGCTCCTTTGAGCTTCTTGATTTCATCCTTAGCATTTTTCAATTCAGCCAAAACTTTTTCGTGCTCCTCTTTTGACACCTTGTCTACAGATTCACCATATTTAAGTTCACCATCTTCGTAAACTTCAAAGCCACGACCAACAAAATCATTGATCGCTGACTCATCGATATCATAGACGCGAGCGCCCTTAATTGCTTTTAATGCCATATACTACACCATCCTTTCTTACGCTGTCGCGTTGATAAAGATACCCGCTGCTTTATTCTTAATCAAGAATGCATCCATGTAGAAGCGAGATTGAAGCAAATAGTTGTCAGCTGTACGTGAGTCATGACCTGGTGTAAATACTTTGATGTAAGAGTATTTTTCACGAGCAACTTCACAAGATGGGTGGATTAATATGAAGTTCATTTGTTTCGCTTCATCTGTTGCGACACAGCCATTTGTAAAGTTGTATTGTGATTTCATGCGAGCTGATTGCACTTGTTTGATTTTAACGTCATCAAGGCTATAGATAGAGCGTTTGACGTCGCCATTTGAACCATTCACTCCTAGCACACGTTGGATGTCTTTAGCCTGTTTGAAGAGCTTGTTGACAGCTGGAGTGACGTACAAAATGCGGCCTTCAGACGGAACACCTGCTTCGTCCATTTTTTCCATGGCGTCATCAAATTTTTGCAAGATATTTTCTGCAGTCAATGTTGTAGTGTCGATAGTGGCACCATTAGCAGCATACTTTCCAGCTTCTGTGTAGAGTTTTGAGAACACGTAGCAATCTTTTTCAGGAATACCTTGTTCAGTTTCCAGAGTATTTTGGACATTGGCAATAGAGACGACAAGGTTTGTTTCATCAACATCCATAGGATCGATTGCAAATTCGATGTCGCGATCATGTTCGAGTTTCTTTGGTTCCCAATCGTTTGAGATTGTTCCAGAATTAAAACCGATAGTTTGACGATTGTGGTCTTTGTAACCAGATACTGTGATGTTCGGCAACTTGATTGTTTGAGCGTTGATAAATTTCACTTGTGGATTTGAGTTAAACAAATCTACAGACGCAAGTTCTTTTGCATATTTTTGATGCAAAGCTTGTTCAAATTGTTCTGCGTAGTTATAAACTGTCATAATTTAATTCTCCTTTTTCTTAAAGACCAAACGCTGCAGCAATGGCATCAGTTTGGTTAGTTTGTTGTGTTTTACCGGTAGATCCGATTTGTTGAAACCCAGTTGATTCTTCTTTATTTGGCTTCAGTGCAGGAACGTCTTCCAAAACTTTTGCGACAATAGCTTTGAAATCTTCTGGTTTCGATTCAAGTGTGAGAGTTGATGTATCAGCCAATTTCATCACATAAGGTAGTACACCAACAGGTAATCCTTCCTCGATTGCTGCTAATTGTAGATTTCGCTCTAAATTAGCTTGCAATGCACTTGCTTGTGCCTGTGTTAACTGTTTCTGTAGTGATGTGACGTCTGGTGTTGCATCAGATTTCTGCGACTTAAAAGCAGTAATAGCTTGAGCCATTTCTTCACCACTCAATCCTTGCTGCTTAAAGTAATTTTTTAGCACGGTGTCTTCAGCAACCTTTTGCTTGCCTTCGACAATGCTAGCGATTTTGTCATAGTCAATCTCAGGAGTGCTAGCTGGTTGAGTTTGGCTTGACGTGTCTTGTCCACCTGCAGAGCCAGTTCCTGTATCTGCATTATGGAAAAATAGTTTGCGTTTGAACATAGCGTTCTCCTTTCAGTTTTAAGGGTGTCTCCCTATTTCAGTTATTGTCACTGGTGTCTCCACGTAGTTTTTAGTCTTCGGACAAAAAGAAAACCGTATGGAATCCCGTACGGTTAGAGTATAAGAAAAACCGCGTCGAATTCGAGGCGGTTTATAGCAATTTACAGTAATTTATAGCAGTCTATTCCTGCCAGTCAAGATGTTGGATCACCTCCTAATCTTTAATGGCACGATTTGAAACCTTGGCGTAAACATCCACATAAGTCTCATTCTTGTCTCCGTTATGCGTGATTTCTGCATAATTTCCACAAGGTTCGCTTGATGTAATTGCGCTCGTACTAACAAGAGCTTTCCAATTTTGCAGGGTCTTGCTAAACCAAACTACAAAGCAGT